GACCGAAACGCATTATTCCGAATCTCGTGACGCTGAAGCCGGTGTTGTCGGTCGAAGACTGTTCTTGTCCGTAACATCTGGTGGAACAGCTGCAATCTCAGCCAACTCAGTTCACCCCGCCATGATTTCTGTTTACGATGTTGGGCCGTCGGCGAATCCAGTAATCACATGAGCCTTGTCGGAAATCCCACCGGCATATATGCGTATGGATCGTATCCTTCCGACCCGTACATAGGTATGTGTATATTCGACAGTACATACGGGAAAGTATTGTACTACTACGGCCCTGTAGTCGGCTGGCAATCCGACTGGAATGTTGAATGGGGTTTGGTCGCAGAAGTAGTTGCCAATACGAACTACACTCTTACTCAAACTGAAACAGACATACCCGGATTGTCTCTGTATTTCAATCCGTATAAGAACCGTCGCTACCTAGTAACTATGACGGTGCTTCTTTCGGCTGTTGCTGAAACGTCGGGATCAGATATCTCCCTGGCAGATGCTAACAATAACGTTCACAAATTTGAGGCGTTGGAAATAGCTAACCCGTCGCAGAACAGAACGAGAATGTTGGTACTGACGGAGCGATATCTCGCTCCGGATTATAACACGGTGTTTCGAAAGGGCCGCGCTTACAAGATAGAATCAGCTAATATCAAAACAGCAAATGCTCCAATGACGATACGAGCTTACGACAAAGGATCATATGGACCGCCCCTTTATGCCTGAACTTGGAGACGACGGCGAGATTCACGCTCTCGCAGAAATTGATCCAGCAGTAATTCAAAAATTGCGGGAACATTTCGGTGTAACCGATCCAGGGAAGGATCAAGTTCATGACCTACCGCATCCTTAGTGATTTAGCAGATGTGCTTAGAGCCGGAGGATGCAATGTCATCGAATACGAAGGATGGCAGAATAGAGGCCGTCCTTACTCAACTGGAGACTTTGATCCCCGAGGAATTCTTTGCCACCATACGGCTAGTCCGGATTCTTGGTCAGATCAGGACGATATCAATTGTATTCTCGGTGGGAACAGTTCTGCACCCGGACCAATCTCGCAGCTCTATCAGTCCCGACACGATCCGTGGCCTATTTACGTTATTGCCGCTGGACGCTGTAATCATGGCGGTTCAGGACGGATTCCGGGATATTCCTGTGATGATATGAATGCACGATTGCTCGGTATTGAAGCTGGGCAAAGTGGAAGTACGTACTGGCCTGATCAAATGACAAGCCATTACGCAAAAGTCGTAGCGGCTTTGATGAAGGGTTACGGTTGGCCGCTCAATATGGTTCTGACTCATTACACCACCGGCCCTCCTTGTGGAAACTCCAAGATCGATCCGTCGGGGCCGTGGCAAAGACAACCGCATCTACCGCTTAACAACCCAGGTGGTTCTACGTGGGATTTGAATACCTGGCAACAATTCGTGTCAGAACAAAGTTCCGCCCCTGTAGTCCCCCCTATTCAACCGTCAGGAGAAGATGTGGCGAAATGCATTATCCATGTTGACGATTCCCAACCGGCCGGTTCGCCGGGCTACTATCGCTACAACGCCGTATGGAATTGGTCGGGACCGTGGCGCTATCACATTCCAAGTCATTTGGGAGTCCAGAGTGCCGTGTATGAAAACACAGGTGACCCGAGTGTTTTCAATTACGGAATGGGAGATATCATCCGCAATCCAAAGTGGGTTCAGCCAGTTGGTTCCTTGGATGGATACGGTGCAGTAGCCGGTAATGATCCAGGGGACGTGTGAACTGGGCTGCAATTCGTCAAACTTTACTCTTTATTTTGGGCATCATAGTAATTATAGATGCTCTAACACAGTTTCATACTACAGCGGCTGAACTAATTTTCGGACTCATTTTAGTCGGGGTCGTTCCGATAGATTTCATCTTGAGTAAGAATGGCAAAGAGAAGCACCGCATACAAAACTCCGAGTGACGCTTTTACGGCGTTAACTACAGGGCTGCGCCAGGCCGCTATGCGGCCGACTATTTACGGCTACCAGCCGATGGAAAAACAGATGCGCTTTCATACGAGCGCAGCGAAAGGAAGATTATTCCTAGGAGGTAACAGAAGTGGTAAAACGGTCGGGGGAGCAACTGAAAGTGTCATGTGGCTCACGGGGAAACATAAGTGGTACAAAACACCACCGCCGCCGGTTAGAGGACGTTGTGTTTCTGTTGACTTCGTTAACGGAGTTGAGAAGATTGTTCGCCCGGAGATTGCGAAATGGATGCCCCTTTCTGAACTTAGAGGAGGTTCATGGGAGACTGCTTATGACAAGGAACTGCGAACTCTGCACTTGGAAAATGGGAGCTTCATCGAGTTCATGTCATATGATCAGTCACTCGAAAAGTTTGCAGGAACTTCTCGACACTTCGTTTGGTTTGATGAAGAGCCTCCCCACTCAATCTTCAACGAATGCCTGCTCCGACTCGTAGATACCAGCGGTCACTGGTGGATTACAATGACACCGATAAATGGGATGACGTGGGTTTACGATACTGTTTACGTTGCGGCCCGGACCAATCCCACTCTGTTTGTCGTTGAGACGTCAATCGATGACAATTTGAATCTCTCGGCCAGCGAAGTTGATCAGGTTATTTCGTTGATGCCGACAGATGAAAAGGAAGCCCGCCGTCATGGAAAGTTCATGGCTATCGGCGGATTGGTTTACAAAGACTTCAACATGGAATGTGTCCTACCCCCTGTAGTCGATTCGGTTTACTGGCCGAATATGAAAAAGGAATGGACGCATTTTCGTATGATGGATCATGGTTTCAATAACCCAACAGCGTGGTTGTTTGGTTGCGCAGATACAGATGGAAGGATAATAATTTACGATGAGATTTATGTAGACCATTTGGTGGTGAAAGATGTGGCAAGACTCGTCCACATTAAACAACGTGATCTTGGAATTCAGCCAGCTTATTCTGTGGGTGATCCAAGCATTGTTAATAGTGATCCAATTACTGGTACAAGCGTTCACATTGAATACGCCAACAACGGTATTAATATTGTTCCTGGTAATAATGATGTGGATGCGGGGATCAACCTCGTCGCACAACGATTGAAAGACAAACTTTTGTATGTCACTCGGAATTGTGAGATGACGATACGTGAGTTTTCCAAATATCGTTGGGCAACCTGGGCTACAGCAAAAACCCGTGACGATAAAAATGCGAAAGAAGAACCGCATAAGAAAGATGATCATGCAATGGATGCTCTCCGGTACGGAGTTGCATCTAGGCCGGTAATGGAGGGTAAAGTTGTAGAACCAACTCCAATGCCGGACGTGTTGCACGCAACACTAGCCCGGAAAGCGAAAGCGGATTACGATCCGTATTTTCTACAAAAAGCTGAAAGCGACACGACCGAGCAGGATTTCAATCTAGGAGACGAGTGGTAATGGTTCGATTGGAAGTTCACAATAACGAAGGTGAAGTATCTGCTGCCTATAATCTTGAAACTGAGCCAGGTGCTCAGATTCTGCTTTCTGGTTTTCATGGCAGTCAGGTTTACGAAATCACCGAGTTCGATACGGTTCTGACTGTGAAGTTTGTGGGAGTGACTTCAGTAGAAGATGCTCCGAAGGAAATTAAAGTTGAGCCGATCACTACGGAAGATGGTGTAACGGAATCAGACGCACAGGCTATGCGTCGTACGATGGCTGAAGAAGAAGCCAAGAAGAATGACGAGAAGAACAAGAAGCCTGAGCCGAAGAAGGAAGTTCATAACGAACCCGTTGTGAAGCAAGAAGCGAAGAAGTGAGCGATACGTTTGTTGTTGATCCACCGCATGTTGGCGAACAAGCGGTAGGCCCAACGAAAACTGTCACGGTCAACATCATTAACCCGATAACGGGTGCTGTTATTCGATCCTTCGGTATGGATGTAGTTAATGCGCCACGTACGGCCCTGCTTGTTAATGGCTTTCATGGTTCGTCAACATATCCCCTTACTGCCGGAGATAGTGTTGTAAACATCTATTTCCAAGGTGTCAATAACTGGGTATCGATTACATGAAGATAGTAACGCACGCACAATTTGTGCCGGGTGTGTGTCTGATTTGTGGCGGCTCAGAATCAGATCGTCCGTGGTTCCTTGATGTTGAAAAGCAGGCAGAGTTTTGGGGAAATATTTATTTTTGCAATCTCTGCTGCGGTACGATGGTAAATCTATTCCGTTGCGGTGACGTAAACTGGCATCAGGATAGAATCATAGAACTTGAAAAATCCGGAGCAGAAATGCTTCGAGTGATGGAGGCATATGAATCCGCTGTGGCCGCTGTTCGCTCTGCTCCTGATTATCGGGCTACTGAGTTTTCTCTTGTTCTGGCTCATCGGACACCTCCTGAGACAGAACCTGAGGTTGGAGTCTCAAAAGAACCAGCAGGTTCAAGACTTGCTAAATCGTCTGATGACGAAGGAATGGACAAGCTATCAAGCTTTGAATTCGTTTCAGTCTCACCAGATACCACTACAGGATGGTGAGGGCGTAGGACTTTCTGAAGAGAATGAAATGAAAAAGCTCGCTGATCTCTTTGGTCAGGGCTATCCAACTGGCGAAGTTCTTGTAGAGACAGGTTTGGATGAGTACGACAGACACGAGCTTGGCCTCGATCTACCCTAACGGGCCAGATCAAGATCAACAGCTTGCAAAATCAGCGTCAGGTCGGGCAGAACTAAATAATCTCGTCGCCTGGGCAGAGAATCTTTTCAGCCAAGCGAAACGTATGCGTGAGCCGTTTGAACGGCAATGGTATATGAACCTCGCTTTTTATTTCGGCCGCCAGTACGTAGTCTGGATGACTCCGAGTAGCCAGACTATTGCGAGACTTTACGAACCGGCCGCACCAACTTGGCGTGTTCGGCTCGTTTCTAATAAGTGCCGCCCGTTGATTCGCAACGAAGTTTCGAAGCTCACCAAAGAAGAACCGCAAGCATTTGTTCGGCCAAGAGGCAGTGACGACGATGACTTGCAAGCAGCACGTGCGGCGGAAATGATTTCTGAGTACGAAATGGATGAACTTCATTTCAACCGAATTATGCGGCGCACGGTTTTCTGGATGTGTCTGCTTGGGACTGGTTTTATCAAGGATTCGTACAATCCTGATATTCCGGACCCTTCCGGAGTGCCCGGCCGTATTGTGCTTGAGCCGGTGAATGCGTTTCACATTTATGTGTTGGAACCGCAGGAAGAAGACCTTGAGCTTCAGCCTGTAGTCATTCACGCAATGGCGAAAACCAGAGACTGGATTAAGGACCAATTCGGTGTTGACGTTGCGCCGGATACAAATGTGTCTGCCAGTCTTTTGGAACAGCGATTCTTGAATGCAATCGGAGTATCGCAGCAAGCTCCCGATCAGTATGTCATGGTCAAGGAGATGTGGATTAAACCGTGTCGTAAGTACCCCGAAGGGGGTGTGTTGACGTATGCGAATAATCAGTTTCTCCAAGAGGTTAAAGGCTGGCCGTATTCCCACAATGAGTATCCGTTCTCTAAGGTGGATCATATTCAGACGGGAAGATTCTGGGGCGATTCAACCCTCGTTGATATCATTCCTTTGCAGCGTGAATACAATCGGACCCGGTCACAAATTATTGAGGCTAAAAATCGAATGTCAAAACCTCAACTCGTTGCCGTTCGAGGATCAATTGACGCTCGCAAGATTACATCCGAACCTGGCCTCATTATTCAGTATCAGCCCGGTTTTCAGAAGCCAGAACCTCTCCCTCTACAATCTCTACCAACTTACGTCATTCAGGAGATAGATAGAGTCCAAAAGGATATCGATGACATTTCTGGACAGTATGAAATTGCAAAAGGTCGGACACCGCCAGGCGTTACTGCTGCCAGTGCAATTGCGTACCTCCAAGAAGAAAACGATTCCAAACTATCTTCTACAACGTCAAGTATTGAGGAAGCAACAGAGAAGGTAGGGCGGCATGTTCTTTTCCACGTCCACGAAAATTGGGACCAGCCGCGTATTGTTCGAGTGCTCGGTGTCAATCAAACGTATGAAGTCGAAGAATTTACCAAAGAGTCCATTAACGGAAACGTTGATTACTCAGTCGAGCAAGGCTCATCTGCACCCCGCTCAAGAGCAGCTAGACAAGCCATGCTTGTTGAGCTTGGTACCCGAGGATGGATTTCTCCACCCCAAGTCTTGAAATACATGCATCTGGTTGAAACGGATCGTATGTATGATGAATCTCTTGCTGATGATCGTCAGGTTTCAAGAGAGAATGATAAAATGATGGAAGGTGGAGAGGCGGATATGACTCTCGAACCAGACGAAACTGGCACTATGCAATTGACGCAAGTTCCTCCGCAACCATTTCCAATCAATGAGTGGGATAATGACGTTGCGCATATTGCTGGTCACGAAGCATATATGAAGACTCAGCAGTATGAACTTGCTGCGGAGCCGCAAAAGCAAGTTTTGCTTGAACACTTGATGGCACATAAGCAAAGGTATCAAACTCAGCAGATGCAGGCTATGCAAATGGCGCAACCACAAGGTCCGCCGCCAATAGTAGGAATGGGTAGACCATCACCAACGCAACCTGCAATGCCTTCCATGCCCCCAGGAGGGATGTAAATGAGTACACTGGGAGGATTCGTTCAAGTTGGTAATACTGTTGGTATTGCCAAGGAATCCCAAGCTGCAACAACTGGTCCTTCGGATATCAACGGTAACGATGAAGTTATCCAGGGATACAACTCAGCCAACTTTAATACGATTCAGGCAATGCGAACCAGGCTTACTGCTTTGAATGCGTATTACACGACAGCAGTTCTTAACCAAATGACCTACAATGATATGGTCTACGCCGTGAGGGTGCTTGGACCCTAAAAAGGGAAACTAAATGTCAGATCAAGGCCAGCCACTGATCCCACCGACGTATGATTTTTCGTCGGGTGGTGGAGCCGATAATAATCAACAACCGCAAAGCGGTTCTGAGAGTTTGGCCAATGATTTTCTCGCTCGGGTGCCTGAATCTGATCGAGAAGTTGTTGGTCGTTACGTCCGTGATTGGGACGCAGGTGTAACTCGTCGCTTTCAGGATATTCATGCTCGGTACGAGCCTTACAATCAGCTTGGAAACTATACTGATTTGGCTCAGTACAAAGCTGTTTTTGAATACTTGCGAGATAATCCGGAAGCTGTTTACAAAACACTTCACGAGACTTTCGGCGCAAAGCAACAGCAACAGGAACCGCCTGAAAATGAATGGGGCGATCTTCCACCGACTGTTGTTCAAAGACTTCAGGCAATGGATCAGCAAGGCCAGCTTCTTCAAGCTTTAGCTGAGCGTGTCCTCGGAATGGACGCAAAAACTCAGGAAGCTCAAGAAGATGCGGAACTAGATAAATACATGAATTGGCTTTCCTCCACGTACGGGCAATTCGACGAAGACTATGTGCTAGCCAAAATGTCTACGGGCATGGATGGGGCGCAAGCCGTAGCCGAATTTCAGCAAAAGTACGGTGGCGGTCAGCCACAGCGTCAACCGTTTACAGTTTTGTCCGGTGGCGGTGCAGTTGGGCAGCAGGGAACATTTAACCCTGCGAAAGCGTCCGGTCAGGACGTACGTAATGTAGTCGGAGAAATGCTCAAACTCACGAACCAACAAGGACAATAAATGGGTGCAACACTCACAACGGTGAATGCCATCCTGAAGGAGATTTACGAAGGTCGAATTCAGGATCAGCTGAACGAGGAATACAATGCTTTGAAGCGGCTTGAAAAGTCGGCTGACGGCATTATCGATACGGTTGGTGGAAAGTATGTCACCTTCCCGATTCGTGTTCAGCGAAATACTGGTATCTCGTATCGTGCTGAGGAAACGCAGATCGCTGCTCCCGGCAACCAAGCGTATGCGGCGGTTCAGGTTCGGTTGAAGTACGGTTATGGCCGTATTCGACTTTCTGGGCCGACGATGCAGCTTGCCGATACGAATGTTCAAGCTTTTGCAAGTGCGCTCGATGAGGAAATGAATCGCCTCAAGGATGACCTTGCGAAAGACTCGAACCGAATTGCTTACGGAAACCGTACTGCAAATGCCGCTATCTGTTTCATTACAGACACAGCTACATCTGCAACGCACACGGTGGATAGTGCTCAGAACCTTCAGCTTGGTGAATCAGTTGACGTACTTATTGCGTCTTCGGGTTCAGCTACAGGCGGTGGCACAGGTCTGACGATTTCGGCTATCAACTATGCGACGAATACGGTTACGTTCTCGGGTTCGATTGGTCCGACAGCTACCACAATGGCTGTTTATCGTGCCGGTAACCGTTTGCAGGAGCCGGAAGGAATTTGCTCGATTGTAAACGATACGGGCATTATTCACGGCGTTGATCCTGCAACGCAGCCGGTTTGGGCCGCTGTTGCGGATCGTGGAGGTTCAACAAACCGGCCGCTTTCGGAAGCATTGATGATCAAGCTTTGCGACTCGGTTCGTCGGAATGGCGGAAAGGTCTCCGTTATTCTTACGAGCCTCGGTGTTCGCCGAAGCTATTTCAACTTGCTTACTCAGCAGCGGCGCTACACGGATACCAAAGCGTATCCCGGCGGTTTTCAGGGTCTTCCATTTAATTACGGGACAGAGATTCCGATTGTGGAAGATGTTGATGCGCCGACGAACGCTATGTGGTTCCTCGATGAATCGAAGTGGAAGGTCTATCGTCAGAAGGATTGGGCGTGGGCTGACGATGACAACACGATTCTGAAGTGGGTTGTCGATTTCGATTCGTGGCAGGCGATGATGCGTAAATACTGGCAGGTGGGTATTACGCAGCGTAATGCGAACGGCCTGCTCGACTTCATCACTGAGAGCTAAACCCTCTCTTTGAGTTCTGCCGCCCTGTAGTCACGTTGGGTATGTCCAGCTATAGGGCGGTGGAATCAAATGTCACGAATCACAAAACCCGATCCAGCGACTGCGCAACGACTAATCGACTTGGGTAGAGGCGTCCAAGTAGAATCCGACGTTCTTGGAATCGTTGAGGAAATACGTCGCCGATTTCCTGTTCTTGACGTACAATTTCTTGATCCCCAACGATTTGAGGAACTAACAGATGCCCCCTATCGAATCATTGAGCATTGCGCTGATGGATTTGATAGAGTCGTCTTTACAACTTGGACCCTCGACCGACGAGTCATCGACAGAATCCATGAAGCCGATACGTTGCGAGGTTCAATACTTGATCGGATCGACGCGAATAACAATCATCTACGAAAAGGTGAAAAGCAACGATTCCAAGAACGATTGGCCGAAGCCCACGACATTGCCGTCCACGCTCTAAAAGCACGTACCACGTACAGCTTTAAAAACTCTGAGGGTGAGAAGATTACGCTTCGAGACGACGAAGGGATTGTAAAACGTGAACGTGGATGACGTTGTTCGTCGTGTGCAGCGTTCCTTCGGTGACGAAACCGAATCGCAAATCCGTATTCTTGATATCTACGATTGGATAAATGCTGCCCAGAACGATATATGCCGTCGAACCGAAATACTACAGGGAACGCAGACGTACGATACAGTCGTTGGATCGAACAATTATGTACTCCCTAACGATTTCATCCGTGCTAGCCGAGTCGAATATCTCGGTTCTTCGATTCAGCAGACGACTTTGGATCAGTTGGATTTGTATTCTATTGACGATCCATATCATACGCAGGGACAAGCGAAACCGTATTGGTATATCTGG